GCAACCCAACTCAAGTGCCCAAGGAGCCGCCGGAGCGGCTGGGCACGGGAAAGTTTCGCGTTCAACGCTGAGAAGAAGGAGAGCCAGAGCAAAGAAAGAAGCTATAGTAGCATCTGCCGAAGTGATGGACTCTGCGGTTCCCCCAAAAGCGAAAGCCCCAGCCACGGCTGGGGGGCCTACTACAAGTGGCACGAAAGTGTCCCGTATTCCGATAAGAGTAACAGGATCGGCATTAGCAGCTGCGTCTTTCAAGGTGGAAAACCCACCCAAGAAAGCAACGTTTGGAAACTCCTTTGTGAGAAGCACCCCGAGTATAAAAGCTACGGGTGGCCTCAACGAGGAGCCGAAGCGGAAAAACGCAGCTTCAAATTGCAAGTAGATAAACATGTTACCGATTATTACATACCCACTGCCGAGGAAATTGCAGCGTCTGATGAGAGGATTTTGCCTCTTTATATCAAACATGATTTGCCGAAGTTTATGGATAGTTATGATCGGGAAGCGTGGTCAGAGAGAATCGATGAGTTGAAGAATCACGTTAAACCTGAGGCCAGCCCGGGAGTGCCATGCGCTCTTGTGGCTCCTCGCAATGATCAGTATATGCAGATCAGAGGCGAAATGTTTAACGAAGAAGTCTTGGACAGAATTGAAGCTCTTCTGGATCTAACAGTTGATGAACTCATGAAGATGAATAGGAAGGAACGTGTAGACAGAGGACTAGTTGACCCTGTGCGTGTGTTTGTGAAAAACGAACCTCACAAGAGAGCCAAACTAGACGAAGGAAGAGTTAGACTGATTATGTCTGTCTCTTTAACTGACAAGATGATTGAGATGCTTTTGTCTAGACATGTTTGCAAACTGGAAATACAGAATTGGAGAAACATACCATCTAAACCAGGTTTAGGGTTCACCCCCGAAGACATGAGAGAGGTGTTTGATGATATAACCGATTGTGGACTTCCGATGAGTTATGCAGACGTGTCCGGATGGGACATGAACGTGAAAGATTGGATGATTAGGGACGAAGCTGAATGTTTAGTTAAGCTTTGCAACAATCCATCCCGCGTTTGGGCTCATTTGATAAGGATGAAGGCCATTTTGGAGTCAGAAAGTGTTTATCAATTTTCTGATGGAGTTATGGTAGTTCCCACACATAAGGGAATAGTTAATTCAGGCAAACAACGTACGAGTAGAGGAAACTCATTTATGAGAACTCGCGTAGCAGACCTCGTCGGGTCTCGGAAGACTATTGCAGCTGGAGATGACACGGTGGAAAACACCGTGCCTTTCGCCGCTGAGAAGTATAAGAGGCTTGGTATAGTGGTTAAGGATTATGAACCTGTAAAGGATGAATTCGAATTCTGCAGCCATGTTTACAACAAGACAGGAGGGCACGCCGTGAATTACGAAAAGATGGTTATGAATCTTCTGCATCAGAACCCAGAAAACATTCTCGAATGGAGATGTGTTATGATGGGCTTTGAAGCAGAGATGGAAACCAGACCTGACTATGAAAAGATACTCGAACAGATACACGAGGTGGGTTTTTACGAGGTGGAGGGGCCTCATTATATTGTTGAAGAACAACAAAGTGAAGTCCAAGATGAACAGTAACAACGTCAAGATGGCTGCCAAGGGTGCGCAGCCGAAACAAAAGCAACCCAAAACCAAAAGCGCCAGGCGACGAGCCAGGCGAGCAAATGCTCCATACAGGAGCGAAGGAGTTTACCCTTCTATACAAGCACCCGGAGTTAGTTCTGGGGCGATCAAACGAGCGCGCCTCAACAACGCTTCTCGTATCCTTACCCGAGCCAAAGTTAGTTCGGATGGCCTTGCATTCCTCAAGTGTGCATTTGCGCCTCCGGACTTTGACCAAACTCGAGTCCAAGGAGCGCCCGACAACTACGAGGGGCAGAGTCTTGTTAAGAAGCACCGACTGGTAATACCAGAAACATACGATAGAAGCAACGATGTATATTACATCCTAGCCCCCTGCCCTGGCGTGGCCTATTTTAAGGCCGTTGTCGCGGCTGGAGCGGGAATTGTAAATAGTACAGTCTTTAACGCCACTCATTATTCTGATGCCGAGCAAATGTTTGGCCGGAATGATGGCGAGGCGGCAGCAGATCAAGTTACTAAGTTTCGTTATGTTTCAAACCATTTTGAGCTGGTCCCAACGACCAATCAAATGACTTGGACTGGTAATATACAGACGTGGAAAGTTCCTTTAACCATCGAGGTTAGAAATTCAGTAGTAGGCAGCAGCGCCAATTCACTTTATGGAGTGATGGGACTGCAAGCCTGCAACGCCACTAATGCCAACCAGTACACAGGCCCATTTAATTTGGGCGTGTATACGGCTTGCTATAGTAAGGCATCTGACTTTCAGTTCAATCCCATCCTTGAAAACAGCCCTTCAATACCATTTGATACGGCTGCGGCAGGCACCTTCGGGCGCCTCCTCGGAACTGTTAGTTCCGTTCCTGGAATGGATTCAAGCTTTGATTCATTGGTTGTGAAAATATCCGGAATAGGAGA